AGTACCAGCTGCACCGTTATTACCTTGACTAGGAGATGTACTCGGAGTATTTCCTGCACCTGCAGTTGTGGGGTCAGATGAGCCACCACCACCACTACCTCCACTTCCAGCAGCACCAGTGGTTCCGTCTAATCCATATCCTGCTTGTGATCCGCCTCGGCCACCACCAGTAGATGTAATAGTTGAGAAAACAGAATCTTCGCCTTTACCGGCCGCAACTGAGGCAATACCAGCAACTCCACCCGCGCCGACTGTAACTGTAATAGCAGAACCTGCAGTAACTGCAAATCCCGAAGCAGTTCTATATCCACCTGCGCCACCACCACCTGCACGTTGATTGCCTGATGCCGCTCCTGAAGCACCACCACCCCCGCCACCAGCAACAACTAAATACTCTACGGTAGGTGTATTGGGAGGGGGAACTATCCCGACATCTAGATTATAACCTCTGGTAAGTGTAAAGCCGCTTGTAAATTGCATTATAGATCCTATTTTAAGAATTTACTTGAGTAACTGTCGGCAATTGTTTGCTCGGCAATGGAGGTATTGGATACGGATGTTTTGGTTTCGGGGGATTCTTTTTTGGGTTGTGTTTGAACCAACTCATTTTTTGCCTCCTTCACTGATTCTTTTATTTGTTCTATTTGTAATTTGGTTAACGGACCATCATCTGGTTCATATTTTGCGCGTGCAAAGTTAACCAAAAGTTCTTTTTCTTTGATAGATTTTATAGACATTCTATTGACATGATGTTATTATATGCTATGAGGCTCAGTGATAAAAAGCATTAGCAATTCCACTTTCTAAGTGCTTTGTTAATTCTTGAATCTGGGTCTCTAGCTGTTTTTGCAGATGTAAGTCTCTTTTTCATTCCACCCATACGAGCACAAAAAGATTTTCTTCTATTAGCTGCTTTACTTCCAGGCTTTAATTTAGATGGTTTAGTTGTTACGGCCATTTGTAATTTTGAACCAGGATTTTCTCTACGATATGACGCAATACCTTTAGCGTTTAATCCGCCTTCTGGATTTTTACCTTCTTTACGTTGCCAAGCAGCAACTTCTAAAAGTTCTTCATCGGTAATGTCTTTAAGGTCTTCCCAAATTACTTCCGAATCCACATTGTTTTCTTTTGCAATATCTTCAATCACATCTTCGATTAAGTCAAACAGTTCTTCCGCTTCTTCAACCTTAACACAATCATCTTTGCCGTTTGTTGTACCACTGTAACGATATCCATCCCAGCATGCTTTGCCGTCGGCACCCTTGGCTTTGTCTTTTTTGGCTTCTGCCACGGTTTCTGACGCATTTTTAAAGTCTTGTTTGGATGGTGCGCCATCACTTCCAGGTGCACGCATACGTTCTCCGGATCCAGATTTGATTCGTTTGCGTTTTGCGTGAATGTTATCCCATAACCCGGGACGATTGCCTTCGTCAATGGATTGAATTTCTTCTATTAGTTGTTTAAATGTTTTCATTTTAATTTACTTTGTAGCTACATTAATTGCAGGACCTTTGCGTTCTGCATTAGGATCTTCTCTGCGTTTTCTTGCGGCGGCTTTAGCGCGCCCTTCTTTTCCCAAACTATGCGCTTGACTTTGCGGTAAACATTTTGGTTTACCTTCAGTATCATCTTCTCTTGCACAATCACCTCGTATTTTACCATCGGGTCCAAAACGAACCCATTTGTCTTTAAACCATTTGTTTAAATTTTCATCTACATGTACTGTATTATCTGGGATTGTATCTTCATTTTTACTAGAATTGCCCCAATTTGCGGCACCAACTTTACGACATTTAACTAGCGCTCCGCTAGCATATGCCGAAGGCCAAACGCTATAGCGGCTTTTGACTTTATAATAGCAAGCATCTTTATTTTCATAAAGCAATTCTTCTCTTACTTGTTTAAATGTTTTCATCTTGGCCTTGCTGCAAAATTGGCTGCACTAAATTCGCTTCTATCTACTAGCTTTGTTGGTCTGTTGTTTAATACCGCAACATGACCTTCGGGTTTAACTTTTTTACCATCAATGCTATGATGGAATTTATAATCTGCATTTGACATGGTATTAACCAAAACATTTTTTGCATTTTGCAGATGTTTATGAATATCCAAAGTCTTTTTAAATGAATCTTTATTGGTATCAATATGATCCAACTTTTCATTCATATCCGCAGCTTTGTTTTGTTTGGCTTTATCGGTTTTGACTTTATCAATGCCTTTTTGCAGAGAACCTTGTAGATGTTTCTTATAGCCTTCTACTGATGGCTTTGAGGTGTCTCTAACAGTTGAATTAATATAAGTCTTTAATGATTCATCGTGACCCTCGAGATGATCGTAATTGGGTAAATCATTGTGCGCTTCAACTGCCTTTGCCATATGAGAATGATATTCTTGTTGAGCATCGGGAGTATAATGTGCAGTCTTGGGATCAAACTTAGTATCAATTACATGGACATCTGGATGTGAATTGAATTTAGACGTGTCGGTGTTATACTCAGCCTTCATGTTCTCAAGTGTATCTCCACGATATGCTGTGTGAACTGCCACCCCAAATTTTGCATCTTTGATCTTTTGACCTTCTTCACTGCCCTTTTTAGCAGAGTATGTAATTGTGTTAGGCTTAAAATGATAGGATCCGCCAGAATCAGACACATCTTTATCGGACTTATTATACATTACGTCGCCTTGAAACACCCCTTCGTTGGGAGTTACTTTAGGCAAGTGGTATAGAGCTGATTTTAATTTAGCAACAAGTCAAGGTGAATGACCGTGGTTCTTTTCAATATCAGATTCTGTAAAATTTAATTTGGGATTCTTATTGAATGCAGATTTAGATGCAACAAAGAATCTAGGAAACTCAGGGTGAGTGCCAAATACAATACTAGGTGAACCATCATACTTTGTTGATAAAGATGCCTTTGATCTTTTGCCTAACAAAGCATTGTGGGTTTCGTTCAAAGTATTGAATACGTGCTTAAAGCCTTCTTCCCCTGCATTAATAGGGTGATCTTCTGCGTGTTCGAGGTGTGTTAATTTATCTTCACTTGCAGCTTCATTTAGATATGATAAAAATGAAAACATTAGGTTGCCTTTCCGGCGCTTTTTAATGTGCTCAATGGATCGCTTTGTGAATCTAATTTGTGAGTCTGCGTAGCAAATTTCTTTTCAACACCTGTTTTTGGATCTGTGTGATAGAAATGAACACCCGTACCGCTTGATTTAACTGTAATATTTGCATGGTCTTTTAAAATATGTTCATAATCATGGCCTGGGTGCGATTCATGATGCTGAGTACCTTTTGCAGTTTTATAGGTAGTGTGTTTTGAGAATGTTCCTTTTCCTGCTTGTTCTGCAGGAGTGGTGTGTGCATGTAATACATCTCGAATATGATTTACAACTTCTTCATGATTTCCGTTACGTAACTTATGTTGTAATTCTGCACCATGTTCGTGCGAAACACTTCTTAATAATTTTAAATTTTCTGTTTTAATCTGTTTGTGTTTTTCCGGATTTTTCTCAGCCCATTCTTTTCTAGCTGCTGGCAAATCTTGATGGTGGTCTTCTTTTTTAATATCTGTTAATTCTGGGTGCATCGCTTTAATTTTCTTTTGATGCGCTTTAAATAAAGTGTCGGCCATTGAACCACTAGATTTTTTACCTAGACTAGAAGAAGGTACATTTTTACTTGAATTTTCACTAACCTTTAAGCTTCTACCGTGATGCACTACTTTGCCTGTTTTTGGATGTTTGGTAGTTATATAAAGATCAGATGAATCTTCTTTCTGAGAAGCTTTGACGCCTGTAACTTTTTCCGTATCTCCGGGTTTTGATGTATGAGATACATTGGTAATTTTATGACCGGGGTGTGTTTTTGCAATACTGGCGTGAATGTCTTTTGCAGCACTATCAGCACCCGCTTTGATCTTTGCATAATCCTTTGGATGGATTTGACTTTTTAATCTATTATGTGCTTCTTCTGGGGTTTCTTTTTTCTTGGTCTTTT